GGGCCCCCCACGGCCCCCCTTCGCCCCGGCCTCGCCAGCAAGCACCCCATGCTTTTCACCCCCACACAAATATCGAAATTTTTTTTTCGGTGGCGGCCTTCACACAAATATCGAAATTTTTTTTCCAGTACTTGACTTTCCGATTTTTTTTTCCAATAATTCCAGACAGTATCAAAAAGGAGCTATCATGGCCCGTATGCCGATGCCTGCCGCCGCCGCAATGATGGCGGACCCCGCGATGATGGCCGATCCCGCGATGGCCGATGACGCCGCGATGATGGCCGAAGACACTGCGATGATGGATGAGACTGAAATGGCAGAAGGCTATGTCATTGAAATCATCGTGAAGGCCGACGGTAGTTTTGCGGTCTCCAAGGAAGAGTTGCGGGCCGAAGCCGAAGAAGGCCCGGGCGAAGAAGCGATGAGCTACGACAGCCTTGGCCAAGCCATGAAAGCTGTTATGGACATCGTTAAGCAGAATCCGGTTGGTGAGTCAGAACAGAGTCAATTTGATGCAGGGTATGCCGCCTAAACAAGCTCGCTTCGCGGCAGCTTATGTGGCGAATGGCGGTAACGGTGTTGCGGCTGCGGCGACTGCGGGATATGTGCAGGCCAACGCGACGGATTTACTCAGCAAGCCAAAGATACAGGCCCTGATTGCAGAACTCGCGTCCAAGGTTGCCTTAAAATACAATCTGACGGTTGAGTTGGCTGCGGCGAATATTCACCGTGAGATGACATTTGATCCGGCGTGTTTGTTCCATACAGACGGCACGGCGAAGAACATTCACGAACTGAGCCCCGACACGCGCATGGCGCTGTCGGGTGTTGAGGTTGATGGGAATGTTGTTAAGTACAAGTGGGCGTCTAAGTCTGCCGCGCGCGGAGACTTGATGAAGCATTTGGGTATGTTCGAGCGCGATAACGCGCAGAAGGGCGAAAGTCTATCCCTCTTAATTAAATTGGTGTGACATGCCGAGTAAGAACGTATCCTTGAGTGTTGGCCGAGGCGAGAAATTGCCGGTCAGCAAAGGTGCAGGCCTAACGGCTAAAGGTCGTGAGAAATACAACCGCGCGACCGGGTCAAATCTAAAAGCTCCAGCCCCTAGTCCTAAGACGAGCGCCGACAAAGGCCGAAAAGCTAGTTTCTGCGCTCGAATGGCAGGGGTCGTTAGAAACGCAAGCGGCCCCGCAGAACGCGCTAAAGCGTCACTCAAACGATGGAAGTGTTAACAAATGAAAAAGCCCGGACTTTATGCCAACATTAACGCCAAACAGGCGAGGATTGCGGCGGGTAGCAACGAGAAGATGCGCAAACCCGGATCTTCAGGAGCGCCTACAGCTAAGGCGTTCAAGGACTCAGCGAAGAAAAAATGAGAGAGCTTCCACTAGAACTTCCCAAGAAGTTGGGGTTCTTGCTGGAACCACACCGCTACAAGGTTGTGTACGGTGGTCGAGGATCGGCCAAGAGTTGGTCGTTTGCGCGCACATTGATTGCGCTGGGGGCGTCTACACCCCTGAGAATACTCTGCGCGCGTGAGTTTCAACGCTCGATCAAAGATTCGGTACATCGGCTATTGTCGGACCAGATTCAGAAGATGGGTCTTGGAGCGTTTTACGAAGTCTTAGAGGCGGAGATTCGTGGCCGCAACGGCACGGAGTTCATCTTTGCAGGCTTGGCGGGACACACGATTGAGTCGATCAAGTCGTATGAAGGCGTGAATATCGCGTGGATTGAGGAAGCGCAGACGGTGTCCAAGCGGTCTTGGGACATTTTGACGCCTACCATTCGCGCGGAAAAGAGTGAGATCTGGGTGAGCTTCAACCCGGCTTTGGATACGGACGACACATGGCGTCGTTTTGTGGGTAGCCCGCCGCCGAGCGCGAAGGTTACTAAGATGAACTACCACGACAATCAGTGGTTTCCGGAAGTTTTGGAAGCCGAGCGTTTGTATTGCCAGCAGCACAATCCGGTCGATTACGCCAACATCTGGGAAGGCATCTGCGTCAGTGTGATATCGGGGGCTATTTATGCCCGCGAGGTTACCGAGATGCTGGAAGAGAACCGTGTTCGTCCGGTTCCGTATGATCCGAATTTGCCGGTGCATACGGTTTGGGATTTGGGTTGGAACGACGCCAACTCGGTGATTTTGCTTCAGCGGCTGCACTCTGAGGTTCGCATATTGGAGTATCTTGAGGGCAGCTATCGGTCGCTTCCGGAGTGGGTCGCGGAGTTGCAGAAGCGCCGGTATGTGTGGGGAACGGACTACTTGCCGCATGATGGTGGCCAGACACGCGGGCAGACGGGTAAGACCGACGCGCAGGTTGTTCGGTCGTTCGGGCGGCGGGTTGAGGTTATGCCTCGAAGTGATATAGAAGTAGGTATTCGCGCCGCTCGTGGTATGTTTCCTAGAGTCTACATGGATGAGATTAAGTGCGCGCGGTTGGTTGATTGTTTGAAACGCTATCGGCGTTCAGTTCCTGTATCCACGGGGGAACCGGCGTCGCCTGTACACGATGAATATAGTCACGGCGCAGATGCCTTTAGGGGTTTGGGCTTGATTGTAGATAAGATACGCAATGCAGGCGACCGGCCACCGCCGGAACGGCTGCCAAGTTTTTCCACCTTCGACGCGTCTATGGGCGCATTAGGATAAATTACATGGCCGCAACTCTTTACAACACAAATCTTCACGCACCTCTCTACGAGGCGACGTACCGCAGAGCGACCTTCTTTGGTTCTAATGGCGCTACGCCATCGGTTACCACGGTGGCTCTTGCAACAACGTACACAGGGTTGTGTCTTTATAACCCGGCAGGTACGGCTGTTAACTTAGTCGTGGGTAATGTGGGCTACTCGTTTCAGGTAGCCTTTCCTGCGGCCGCGACCATTGGTTTGCTGGTGGGTTATGCGGCGGCGGGTATTGTCACTGCTAGTGCGGCGGCGTCTCCGGGCGCGTCCAGCAACATCGGCACGGGTGTCACGGCGGGCGGTAAATGCGCGCTATCAGCAACGCTTGTTGGAACGCCGGTTCTGCACACTGTGTTTGGTGCGGGGTTGACGGGTGCAATCACCACGACACCGCAGAACAGGACTACTTTTGACATGGGTGGCTCGCTCATTCTGCCTCCGGGCGCGTATGCGGCCATTTACACTTCTACGGTTTCCGGCGCTGCGTCGTTGGTTGCGTCATTCCAATGGGAAGAAGTGCCCGTCTAATGGAACTGCCAGAAGAGGTTCAAGCTCTACTAGACGCTGAAGAGTATCGGGACACCGCTACTCTCAGCGTCATAGGGCTGGCCATTGCAGGGCGACGTGAGGAAGCTAAGACTGCACGAAAGCAGTCTGGCATTGAAGACACTTGGCTGGAAGCGGAAGAAGCCTACTTAGGCATCGACGATGCCAACCGGGGCGATTTCGCCGCTGCGCGCTGGATGAAGCCTAACAACATGGATGGGCCGGTCACCACGTCGCGGCGCAATGTTAGCGAGGAAGTTAAGTCGTCGGTCTTTGTTCGACTCACCTCGCGGTATGTAGACGCTGGAGCCGCGAAATTAGGTGAGATTCTTCTGCCTATAGACGACAAGGCGTTTAGTTTATCGCCCACTCCGATACCGGAGTTAATTAAAGGCAAAGCTGATCTAAGCCAAGTTGTACATAACGGCGTTCCGCTAGAGAAAGAAGACGGTCCGCTTACGGTAAAAGACCTTGCTGAAGAGAAGATGGCCATAGCTATGAAGAAAGCTAAGGCGGCTGAAAAACGTATTTACGACTGGATGGTGCAATGCCAGTACCCAGCGGAGATGCGTAAAGTTATCTTCGACGCCGCGCGTGTTGGCGTGGGCGTGTTGAAAGCTCCGTACCCTAAGATTGTTAAGGGTATGTCTATGACGCGCAACGTGTTGCAGATACGAGAGCAGCTTATGCCTGCCTCTAAGTGGGTTGATGTGTGGAACATCTACCCCGACCCTGCGTGCGGTGAAAATGTTCAAGATGGTGATTACATCTTTGAACGTGATTATTTGTCTATGCGGCAACTACGCGACTTAAAGGATCTTGATGGTTATATACCATCACAGATCGATAAGGTTCTTAAAGAAGGGCCGGGTAAAGTCAGTGTGAATTACCCGGGCCGCCCAGACGAAAAGCCAAACAAACATCGTTTTGAGGTCTGGTATTACTACGGCACTTTGAAGCGCGAGGAAATGGAGCGTTGCCAACAAGGGTCTACGGTCAATACAGATAAAGAAGAAGTGTACGCCCTTGTTACGTTGGTCAACGACTCGGTTATTCGCGCGACAATCAACCCGCTAGATTCGGGTGAATTTCCGTATCATGCGGTTCCTTGGCAGCGGCGGCCCGGGCATTGGGTTGGCGTCGGCGTGAGTGAGCAGGTGCAAATGCCCCAGCGTATGGTTAACGCCGCAACGCGGGCGCTGTTGAACAACGCGGGTAAGTCCGCAGGTTGTCAGTTCATTATCGATCAAGGCGGCATTGTTCCCGGTGACGGGCGCTGGACGCTGCTACCCGATAAGATCTGGTACAAGGTAGCGGACGCGGTAAGCGACGACGTTCGCAAGTCCTTCACGTCTGTCGTCATACCAAACATGACGCCTCAGTTGATGTCTATTGTGGAGTACGCCTTCCGTCTGGCGGAGGAATCCACGTCCATTCCGCTGATTACACAGGGTCAGTCGGGCAAGACGACGCCGGACACTTTTGGTGCGGCGCAGCTTCAAAATAACAATGCAAACCAGCTTCTGCGTAGTATCGGGTATGCGTTCGATGACTACATCACGGAGCCGGTTATTCGACAGTATTACGAATGGCTTCTGCTAGATCCTACGATCTCAGAAGACGAGAAAGGTGACTTTCATATTGACGCCCACGGGTCTGTGGCGCTGGTCGAACGGGCTATTCAAGATCAAACCATCATGCAAATGGCACAGATGGCTAAGGACCCTGCGTTTGGTGTGGACCCCAAGAAGTGGTTCAAGCTGATGGCTAAGTCTAAGCGCCTTGATCCGCGAGAGCTGCAATACTCGGACGAAGAGATGGCGCAGCTCGCGCAACAGCCGCCACCCCAAGCGCCTGCCGTACAGGTCGCGACTATTCGCGCCGAGACGGACAAAGCCAAGATTGCCGCTTCGCAGCAGGATAATAAAGCTCGCCTCGGTGTGGCCGTTCAAAAGATCAAAGTAGATACAGATCGCGATACGGTCTACGTCCTGGCGGAGCAGGAGCGCACGCGGATTATGGGCGACGCGCGTATGCGTGAGATTGAGGTTAAACGGGAATTGGCCATGCTTGAGTACGCCAATAAACACCAGATTAGCCTTGAGAACGTGAAAGCGATGCTGGCTCGAACAGCTATGACTTTGGCAGCGCAGAAGCAACTCGCAGGGGTTGGTCTCGCGGTAGACATGCACAAGTATAAGAACCCTCAAGTGGCTAAATCGGAAGCTGAACCGCCGGGGCGTGCGGCTAACGGGCGGGCTTTTGAACAATGATACAGGAACTTATCGGACGGGTTTTTGCGGCGCGGGATATAGCGCATCGTGCTCATTGGCGCACGACCAGCTACGCGGTGCATAAGGCATTGAACACGTTTTACAAAAATTTGCCGGAGTTAATCGATAGCATTGTCGAGACGCACCAGGGTCTGTTGGGTTTAGTAGATCCGGAGATTGTCCTGGCGGAAGATCCGAAGGATATTCTTGTCTGGATGAAGGGTGAAGCGGATTGGATAGAATCTAATCGCGAGCTTATTTGTATGGGGTCTAACGCCGTAGCCAACTTGGTAGACGGGCTAACCGGCCTTTACTTGACCACCATCTATAAGCTGGAGAATTTGAGGTGACTCTTGTTTTAACCGATGGGGAACGACACCACCCCCTCTGGCTAAAACTGGAGGCGCACTTGCAGACCCGCGCGAGTATTCTGCGGGCAAAGAATGATGGACCACTAGACCCGTTGCAAACTGCAACTATTCGTGGTCAAATTACGGAAGTGAAGGCGCTGCTCTCTTACGGCGCAACGCCGATTCTAGACTAACAGACCACCGAATAGGCCGTCTGTCATCTAAGGGGTTTCTAATGGCTGATAATGCTGTGGAGAAAGACGATCTGCAATTCGAAGCTGGGTTTGACGACTTACCACCCACACCTCCGGTGCCGGTGGAGAAGGCAGGCCCTAAGTACGCCCAAGTAACCGAAGAAGACTATAAGAAGTTTCAAACGAACGCTGAGGGCCTCGCCGAAATGCGCGCGACCTATCAGAAACAGTTTGATACGGCTTTCGGAAAGCTAGGCGGAGTTGAACGGACGCTTACACAGCTCACGGCCAACGGACCCTCTGTGGAATTAACGGACGATGTCGTTTCGGATCTGGCTGAGGATTTTCCTGAATTAGCTGCTTTGCAGTTAAAATCGTTTCAGAAATTTGCTCAGACACTACGAACAGGCAACGCGCCGGTTAATCCAATAGACATAGACGAAAAGGTGCAGGCACGCGTAGTAGCCTTGGAAACGGAAGCCCTTGAAGATGCACATCCTCAATGGCGTGATTTAGTAGGAGCGCCCGGCTCAGACACCGCCTATCGCCAGTGGTTAGTTAAGCAAGATGCGGATTATCAGCAAAAGCTGAATAACACCAACTCTGCTTCTGTAATCGCCCGCTCAATAGATCGGTTCAAAGCTGGAGCACCGAAACCATCAACCCGCCAAGCTGTTATGCGAAATGCCGTAACGCCTAAAGGTGACGGCCGAAGCTCGGCAACCGCCGACTCGGATGACGATTTCAACGCTGGCTTTGCTGGCAGATAGGAGCTTTAACAATGGCTATTCAAACCTTTGCCCTGACGCCGGGCCGAATCAATAAGTTCAAAGGCGAAATTCTGGCTCATGCGGTTCCGCTTGAGTGTCTGGGTCGTGGCGGCCGTCAGGTCAAAATGCCCCGCAACAGCAGCGATACCTACGTTGCTCGTCGATTCCTGCCTTACGGCGCGACATCCACGAACGCAAACACCCAGGACCGTTTCTTTCAGAACGGTACGGGCAACCGCGACACCGCTATTTCGCAGGCGCATCTGACTTCGGAAGGCGTGACCCCGCCCCCGGAAAGCATCACTCCCGTGGATATCACGGTGGTCATGCAGCAGTATTCTTGCCTGTACGGCTTTACCGATAAGACCTACGACCTGTACGAAGATGATATCCCGAAGGCCATGGTTGAGCAGGTTGGCGAGCGTATGACGTTCGTTAACGAAATGATTATCTACGGGGCTCTCCGCGCTTGCACCAACCAGTACTACGGCGGCACGGGTACTACCCTTGCGACCGTCAACGGTGGACTTACGCTGGGCATGGTCCGCAAGATTGCTAAAAACTTGCAGGCCAACCACGGTAAGCCGGTGAACAAGATGTTGTCGGCTTCCGGCAATTTTGGCACGGATGCCGTTGCCGAAGGTTACACCGTGTACTGCCACACCGATCTTGAGCCCGATATTCGCGATATCGCGGGCTTTATCCCGGCTGAGAAGTACGCGTCGGGTACACCTATGCCCAACGAAATTGGTAAAGTAGAACGCTTCCGCTTTATCACTTCGCCCGATCTGCCTTCTGTTCAAGACGGCGGCGCGGCCATTGGTGCTACCGGCCTGTCTTCGACAACCGGATCTAATATCGACGTGTATCCGTTTATCGTGACGGCTCAAGATGCTTGGAGCCAGATTGCTCTGCGCGGCAAAGAGTCCATGGACCCCACGTTCATTCCTCCGGGCGCGAAGTCCAAGTCTGATCCGTTTGGCCAGCGCGGCTACGCGGGCACGATCTGGTACAAAGCCGTGATGATCGAAAATGCGGGTTGGATGGCTGTTGGTAACGTCGGCTCGAAGACGTTGGTTTAACCCATTGGGGCCGGGAAACCGGCCCCACCCCTTTTGGAGATCAACATGACTATGAACAGTACAGTTACTCAATTCCTTTCCGGCATGTCGGCCGAAAAGGACCGCAACGCGGTGTTTCAAGTCGCTTCACCGCTAGCGGATCGATACAACTCGGTGGCTACGTCTTCCGCCGGGCTCGTTATTACCGCAACGGCAGGTACCAAGGTTCCCAAGATCGGCTCCGTAGCCTTTCAAGGCGTCGCGTCGGGTGTGCCCGTCGCTATTGCCGCTGGCACGGATATGCCCGCCTTGTCGGGGTCTATCACGGCGGCTAGTTTCAATATCTTTTGCTTCTTCATCGACAGCGCAAGTGTTGTTACCAGCGCAATGGGAACCGAAGGAACGACGCTTGCGAAAGTGAAGTTTCCTCAATTTCCGACAGGAAAGGCTCTTGTAGGCTACATCACAGTAACCCACAGCAGCACGTTCGTTGGCGACACTACGTCACTGGGTACGGCTACTACCGTCTTCATTAGCCCTCTCGGAGCTTTCGACCCAAGCGTACTTATCTAAAATCTAAGTGGAACCAAGGCGTTCAAATTTCTGAACTGCCAACCCATTTGAAGGATATTTAACATGGCTTCTTTTTCGCAACCTACCGGCATTACGCTCAATCATGTCAATGCCGGGTTTGTTGCTGGTACAACCAGCACCTACACCACCACTGCCGGAACCGCATTTTCCATCAACGGAAAATTCGGCACAACACTCGCCACGCAAACCAACACGGCGTCGCCGACGTTGGACTCGAATACCGGCCTCGCTTTTACGGCTATTCCGTATGACAACTGTGCTTGTTTGGTCTGGGGCACCACTCTTGCGGGTGTGATTGCTGTTTGTCAGGGGCCGATTGTGGCCACTGCAGCGGGCGTCACAACCACTGTCGGCGCGTTTATTGCGGCTCCGCAATTTCCGGCTCTTCCGGAAAACTTCTGCCCAATGGCGTACCAGATCGTGCGTGTTGCGCCCACGGGTTCGAGCTTCACTACCGGTGTCACTAACTGGACCGCGTCGGGCATCAGTTGCACCGTAATGAAAAACATCTCAAATCTGCCGGATCGTCCGCAGATCGCTTAACCTAATGAGGTATATTAATGGAAACCGTGGCCCCTCCCGTTCGTAGAAACCGCCGTGAACTTCACATGGGGGATGTTAAGATTGAGCAGAAGGCGTCCATTGCTTCCATTGATGACCACAAGCCGGACATTATCCTCGCTGAACACGAGACATCGCTCGACTACTTGGGCGACCTCGCGTTCAACGAGGAACCGGTTACTATTCGGCTGGAACCCGCTGCGGAAAAATATGCTTCGCGGTGGATTCCATGCTGGGTAAATGGTAAAGGCGCAGAGGTTTTTGTAAACGGACGATGGGTTGAATTTGGCTATCTGCCTGTTGCCCAGCCGCTTACCATCAAACGTAAGTACGTTGAGGTTTTAATTCGGTCCAAGAGGGACACTATTCAGACCGCTGTTATCGAACGTGACAACGAAGACCCACAGAACATGATCGACCGGTCTACCTCCTCGACTGCGTTATTCTCCGTGTTAGAAGATCGCAATCCAAAAGGGGCAGCTTGGGCGACGGAACTTCGCCGTAGGGCCGGATGAACTATCTCCAACTTTGTCAACGAATGCGTCAAGAGTGCGGTATCTCCGGTACGGGGCCGTCTACGGTTGTTAGTCAGACGGGCAATCTCAAACGCATTGTTGACTGGGTTAATACAGCCTGGATTGATATTCAAACAGCCCATCAAGATTGGGACTGGATGCGCGCGAGCGCGTCTTTTCCCACGGTTGCTTCGCAGGCGACGTACGCGTTAGGCACAGGTGCGGGCACAGTAGGTGTCACTGCCGCGACCTTTGGTAAATGGGACCGCGACACGTTTCGTAACTACGATACGTCGGTAGGAACCGACAGCGAAGTGTTCATGGGTTTCGTCCATTACGACACTTGGCGCGATACCTATTTTTACGGCGCGCTGCGGACTACCACTACGCGCCCTATCGATATGTCTATCACACCCACTAAGGCCATAGCTCTCGGTCCTCCGCCGCTAGCGGGGTACACCATAACCGGGGACTACTTCTACGCACCGCTGGATATGACGGCGGACGCCGATGTTCCGGCTTTACCGGCTCAGTTTCAAATGGCCATCATCTACCGGGCGATGATGTCATACGGGGCCTACGAGGCCGCGCCGGAAGTGTACCAAAGAGGCGAGCTTGAGTTTGGCAAACTGATGCGCCGTATGACCGCCGATAGAATACCAGAGACGATCTGGGGCGGCGCGCTATGCTGACGATGTCTCCCGTAAAGTATCGCGCGTTTACCTTACAGGGAGGCTATGACTTAACCACGCCTTCACTAACTTTGAAACCGGGCGCGTTTCGTACCGGACAGAATTTTACCATCGAGGCTACGGGGGGATACTCTCGTGTAGGTGGCTACGAACGCTATAGCGGGCAACTTAGCCCCAGCGCGGCCACATACTATATCGTACAAGTGGTGTCGTTTACCAACATACCGAGTACGGGCCAAACGCTGACACAGGCCACAAGCGGGGCAACTGGGGTCATTTTTTATGTCGGGTCCAACTTTGTTACCGTAACCAAGGTAACGGGGATTTTTAACGACACCAACGCCGTATCCGTCGGGGCTACGCCAATCGGCACCGCAACTGCGACCACAACGATAGCAACCTCACTTGAAGACGCTCAATACCTGAATCTCGCAGCGGACGTATACCGGGCGGATATAAACCCGGTACCGGGTTCGGGCGCGGTGTTGGGTGTGGTAGGGGCCGTTTTTTCAGGTGTCAATTACGCATATGCTTTCAGGGCTAATGTTGGCGCAACGGCGGTTGATATGTATCAATCATCCGGGGCGGGTTGGACGCAAGTTACGTTTTACAACGAAGTTGTTTTTACCGCCGGAGGAACGGCTACTCCGGCTGATGGCGCTGTATTAACTCAAGGTGGAGTGACGGCTACCGTTAGGCGTGTGGTGGCGCGTAGCGGAACCTTTGCGGGCTCTACTGCCGCAGGCGCGTTTATCATTACTAACCCCGCAGGGGGTAATTTTGCGAGCGGAGCGGCTACGTTAACCGGCGGTTGCGCCGTTACTTTGAGCGGCGTACAGACGGCCATTACGCTGGCGATAGGCGGAAAGTTTGAATTTGCGTCGGGTAACTTTTCTGGTCAGCTAGGAACTCTGCGGCTTTACGGTTGTGACGGAGTTAACCGCGCGTTTGAATTTGACGGCACTACATTGGTCCCTATCGCAACAGGAGCTTCACCCGACACACCCAAGCACATAGCGGTCCACAAAAACTTTCTGTTTCTGTCGATTCAAAGTTCTATTTTTTATTCCGGAGTTGGAACGCCTTCCTTTTCT